AAAAGCGATGCTGCGGGGATGTTTGCGAAGGGTGCCGTCCGGTAGCTGGATGGCGTCATAGTGACCAGCCTCAACCGTCACCCATGCGCGGTAGGCATCGAATGATTTACACAGGCTAATCCCGTTTGTTACCCGGCGGTTTGCAATCTGTTCCAGATACTGTTCAGCCGCATCCAGTAATGCGCTTTCATTCCCGCCATATGCAGCGAGAAACTTTGCATAACCGTTTACCAGTTTGCGCTCATTGGCAGAAATGGCGCCGCCGGTGGGTTCCCAGTATTCAAACCCGAGATTAAGCAACGCGAAAAAGCGGCGATGGAATGCAGGATTCCTCACCTGACGGAACTCAGCCACCAGCACGGCGCCGAGTTTGATTTTTGATTGCAGAATATCGCTGGTCTCCTGCGTCGCGGGGATCAGGATTCCAGATGACTGCTTGATGAGTTGTAATTCGTGCGCCATGGTATTCTCCGTGGCGCATAATTGTCAGGTTACTGGTTGTTCAGGCCAGTGCGATAATTATGATTGCGTGCTTATTGTTAAGTCAATTATTAGAGCCCATCTCTCTGACAACTTCCATAATGGTATCCTTAGACCAGTACAAATCATCTCTTGATAGCTTTCGGTTTGTTACAGAACCGTTTTGGGTTGATAGGATATAGCGATCACCTGATGCAAGTCTAAAAGACAAAAGTTCTATTCCCTTAGCATCAGTTATAGTCACCCGCAAATTATCAGCAAGATCTGATAGGACTCCTTCTGCCACGTAACCCCCTGAGCGACACACGGACGCGGTTAAAAATTGTCGGCAGCAGCATCAAAGGGATACGCAAATTGCGGTATTCTGAAAAATGCGCGCCAGTATTAAGCGCAATGTTAATAAAACCAGTCGTCAGCGCTTTCCCACGTTTCCTGCAGAATGCTCTGTATACGTTTTTTATCGCCATCAGCAGCACCGACAATACTCAGACCATCCTGACTACCGCGACGGATGGTTAAGTTGCAGTTTTCATACTGATTCTGAAGCCTTTTAAGTAGCTCTTTCTCGAGTGCAGGTATGGCACCGCGCGGCAGTTCTTTCGACTTATTGATCGTCAGTTCTATCTTCATAATTCCCTCTACATTTAACCACTGTATATAAATACAGCACACCTGTTAGAAATAACATTCAAGATGTGAATAGCACTTTTTGCTAAAGCTAGTCTGTTGTTTCATATCAGATTTCAGGCGGAAAAACCCGCCAGTAGCCGAGGAGTCTTCAGCAATGGGCGGGTTGAATTAATGGGATTTTTTAATGCCTACTCCTGAGAACTCTCAGACGGAAGCCCAATCATCTCGTTCAGCGCTTCCCGGCGAATAGCAGGAGGCAGAGGAACAACAGCATCTTCAGCAGGTAACAGTTCTTTGGCTTCAGGCCACTGTTCCAGCAGTCTCTTAACTGTTCTGGCTTTATTCAGTGCGGCGGTGACGTTCTGGCGAATGTCTGTTTCGTCGCTTTTTATTTCCCTGTAAAGCGCATCGAAGCTGTAGAACTCGGTAACGAGTGGATCATCTGCCAGTAAGGTATATTCGTAGGGGACTATTTTTCTGATAGGGTCTGGTTCACCCTGCTCATGGCCCCGGTAATTGCCGTTAAAGTATGCACGAACACGCGAACCCGCCAGATTCAGATAAATATCGCTGTCATATCTGACAAAAGTATAGTTTGTCCTCAGTTCTTCGGGCAGTTTCGCAATAAGTGCTGCAATTTTCTTTTCGGTTTTTAATACCTCAGCTTCTGTTTCCGGGCCGCCAATTGCTGCCAGCCTTACACGTTCCGCCCAGTCTGCACGGGCATCACGCAGGGCTTTTTTACGTTGCGGGATACCAGCTTTTGCCAGTGCGTTATCAATGATTTTCTCTTTAATGGATTTATTCATCGTCTGGTTCATATTGTTCACCTTGTATAATTTAGGCTGTACGAATCCCGCCGCGAGAGCGGTGTTTAAAAGCGTTTTACAGTTAATTAATTATTCAGATTCGCGTTATGGCATATGCAAAAGCCCACGCTATCCCGACATATAAAAATGCGTCAGGCCAGTTCATCCGTTATTTCCCTCCGGCTGCGGTGCTGCTGCGAGCATGGCCTCGTAGATATTCCCGAACTGTACGCAGAATGACTCATCGCTATTGAACAGCACATCTTCGCAGTTCATCGCCGCAGCTATCATTTCGTCCGTTGGTTCGACGGGGACAAGTGCGTAGCCATCCGGAATTACCGGAGAGTTGGTTGACAAATTAGCGTCATTTGGTAATTCAGTTGACGCGTTTTTGTTAACTTTAAGCATGGCGGCGTTATAACCATCGGCAAAAATTTCTGCTTCTTCGTTGTTCAGTTCAGCGCCAAGTTTAAAAGCAATGTCTTTCGCCATCGATGCTGTTATTTGATGGTGTTTCACGATTTACCTCCGTTGAGCATGTCGGTGCGGCAGGCTTCATCTACCCCCTTGCTTTCCGCTGCATCAAACCAGGCATCTTGTCCCGCAACGTCATCACCGCATGGCGGCTCACATTTCGAATAACGACCCGCCCACCAGAAGTTACCGTTACGATGCTCTGCCGTTCCGCAATACCGGCATATATAAATTGAGCCATCGCGCTGATAGTGATGACCGTGTTTGTTGTTCATGCGCTCACGCGTCGTTCTGACCATCACTCCCCCTTAACCTTGATGCCAGCGGCGTCTTGCGCACTAACTATTTCCGCCGCCTGACCGAAAGCGGATACCCACTTTCTCGATTCTTCCAGCGCCAAATCAGGGCGACCTTGCAACAGGCAGCCAACGATATAGCCGTGCGCACCTATGGCTTCTGTGATGAGCTGAATTCCTGTTGGCGTGGTTTGGCTTTGGTTGGCCTCCAGCGTCGCCAGTCGTTCTTCCACCACATCAACGGCGTCAGCAAAACCAAACATATTGCTCCATTCTGGACGCTCTCCTGTTGCGGCCTGGTACATATCTGCCAGCGCAGATTCAGCAGCATCACGCTCATTGATAAGCTGGGTTTCGCTGTTCTCCAGTTCTGCTATGCGCTTACTTCCATCAGCAATAACGCCCTCGTAATACTCACGCTGTTCAGCGTTCCGCTTCTCTGCGGCCTCCAGTTGCTCCCGCGCCTGTCGCATATCATCACGCAGTGCCAGCGCTACGGCCTCTATTGCGTCCTTTTCCCGCAGGAGTTGAAGATTCTCATCCAGCAGTGCCAGCACATCCGGGTCGCTAACATCGACGACAGTGACGCGTGATTGCTCGTAGTGGTCATCTGCAATACTGCGGCCTTCTGCGTAGTGGCAACCTATATCATCATATGTCGCGCCCGTGCAGCCATAGGTAATTCGACTGGCAGATATTCGCTGGATTGTCATTTCCTCGCCGCAAATATGGCATTTAGGTACAGGTTTTGGTGAATAGCGCTCACGTAGCGCCTGTTTGTTGATGTTGCTCATTGGGCTCCCCCCTTGTTGATGCTCATTTTGGATGCTCCATAAACCTGCATTACCGGGCTTTTCTCCAGTGCCGGTAGCGCTGAAAATCCGGTTGTCTTGTTGCAGCTATAACGCTTCAGGTCATAATCAATTACTGCCCGCTGGTCACGAAAAACGCCGCACCGCCCGTGGCGGATGAAACCTCCACGCACTAACGCGATCTGCAGATATTTCTCCGCCGTGGTTCGGTGCACGCCGAACATCGCAACGACGTCGTTCGTCGTGATGCGCCCCTGCTCTTTCACCAGACCGATAATCCGCTCAAGAATAATCATCCGTTCGCTGTGTGTTTTAGGTCGGGCCATTTTTAACCCCTTATTTCACGATCCGGAGGTGGCTAACGTTTTTCCGGTAGCTTCCCCAGTCAAAATTCACCCACATCCCTCCGTCCATCTGGAGGCGATCGATAACCCTCGCGCCCAGTGAATCCAACAGCCCCTCGTGGTTAAGATTCGTCAGAACGCCAACAGGTCGCATCGATGAGAGACGGCGATCGATAACCTGATTGAGAATGACCTTCTCACCACTGCTCCCGCGCTGAATACCGACTTCATCCAGTACCAGCAGGTCAACTTTGCAAAGGTCATCAAGCAGGGACGCTTCTGATTGCCCACCGTCGTAGCACTCACGAACCCTGAGCATCAGGTCAGGAATGGTTACCACCAGAACGCTATGACCGCCGGCCAGCAGATGATTTCCGATTGCCGCCGCAAGATGGTTTTTCCCGGTTCCCGGACCACCGCTGAACACAAAGCTCGCAAATCCGGCGCCAAAGTTCTGCGCATAGCTCTTAGCCATCGTGAAAGCCTTACGCTGGCCATCGCCGTTAACTTCGTAATTGGCGAACGTGCAACCGCGGTGTAAATCCTGAATTCCGGAACGTCCGAAAATTTTCTCAGTACGGGCTTTCTGGTTCAGTATTTCCAGTTCCTCGCAACGTTTTCGGCCTTCGGACTCCTGCCAGGATCGCCACTCTTCGACGGTGGAAAACTTCGGCTGAACCGTGGGCGGGATGATTTTTTTCAGGCGCTCAAGCGCACTGCCAGTACCGATTACGTTTTTCATCGTTACCCCCTGAAACCCGTTGGTATTTTTTTGTCAGGCTGCGAAATTTGATTCACGTCCCGGCCAGATTTGCGCCCCTGATAGCCCGAATTAGGTTTGAATAGTCCCTGGTAGCCGTTGGCAATGCTTGTGTTGATGACGTTTACCGGATCGTGGCCTTCATCCAGGCACTCCTTCAGAAGCCTGAAAGCTTTTGTTACCGTCAGTTCGGTTTTTATGGGCTTTCCGGATTGCTGGCGGTATGTGACCCATTCGTTCCACGACGCAGCATTCAGCCATTCGGGAACAGGAATACTTAACGGATCAAACTTCACTTTTCCCTTAGGGGGATTAAAGGGGGTTAGATCTTTTATATTTGTCTTTGGAATAATGTCTTTGGTGTTCCCTGTTTTCGGGGATACCCTTCCCTCTTTTCGGGGATAACTATCCCCGTTTTCAGGGATGGCTGAATGGGGTAAAACGCTATCCCTGTTTTCAGGGATAACTATCCCTGTTTTCGGGGATGCCCTTCCCTCTTTTCGGGGATAACTATCCCTGGTTTCGTGGACAGAAATAATCCATGTGGCAATTTCAGCATCAGGAAAAGACACCGGACATTTTGAGCAATGTGGCTTGGAATAAGCCCATTTATCCAGGTTTGCGTTAATCCCTATGTATCTTGTTTGACCAATACGGCGCAGGATAATGATGTTACGATAGGCAAGACTCAGCACCGCTTCGGATACGTGCTTTACCTTCAGTGTTGTCTTATCTGCAATGAGGCTGTTGGCAATACGATCTGATTTTTTCGACCAGCCATAAGTCAGCCGGATAATCGCATTCAAAACACGGAACTCACGCCCCGATAGTTCAACGATACACAAGGCGTCCTGGATCTGATTAGCTAAACGTAAATAGCCATTTTCCAGATCAGCCATACGGCACTCCTGTTGCGTCGGTACCGGCGCAGGGAATTTGTATATTTCAGCGGTATTTGACATACTTAACTCCGCAATTACGCACAGTTTTTGCACCTGAAAGCCGTTGGTGTTCGAGCACCGCGGCTTTCGCCTTTTTGGTTGTTGTCATTTTCAGTCCCACCCCAGTGCATCCGGCCTGGCTCGTTCAGCCCTTAGCCCTGCATCAGCGAGAATCTCTACAGCTGTGAGATAGTTTCTGGATACCAGTACCGCTTCCGGTGGCGCGGCCTGAATCCCAAGAAAAGCCAGCTCTTTCGCCATGTTGCAGAAATATCCCTCAGCTTTACGCCTGCTGACTGTCGACTCGCTGATGCCCATATGCTCGGCGTATGATTTCTGCCCTACTGATGCAAGCCGGTTGAGCAGGACGCTCTCTATCTCAATCGGGTTGATTTCTGGTGGGTCTAACTTTCGTGCAATTGCGTTCTCCATGGGTAAATATCCTCTGTATGAATTGGCGTGCGGTTTAATCCTGTTGGTCCGGCAACCCGTCGGTGGGGTTTGGGTAAATATCCTTTCGCATTTGGTGTGGAGTGACTTTCCAGTTAAGTGCCTCACAAATCGGAATAACACGATGAGCTGGTGCTTCACTATTCAACCAAAGGCTTACAGACTGCGGAGTTGTTCCAAGGCGTTTTGCCAATTCTGTTTGGCTCATAATTGAGCAAATGAAAGATTTTAAATCAGCGTTCATAGCGTCCCCTTGTTAAATACAAGAAAACATTACAACAAGGAAAACATTTAAACAAGTTTTTCTTGTGTAAATCTTGCAATGTCTTATACAAGCTGGACTTGTAAAATGATGAATATGAAAACAGAACAGCATGAAAATTTTGTTCGTAGGCTCCAGCTCATTCAGGATCAAACGGGTTGGAACTTATCTGAGATTGCCAGGAGGGTTATGGTCTCTCCACAGGCGGTTCAGCAATGGGCTAAAGGCGATACAACCCCTCGCGGCGAGAGGCTGAAAAGACTCGCAGCCGTTACAGGTAAACCTGAACATTGGTTTTTCATGCCACTTGATGCAAATGAACCGAGTAATTCTTTATCTGAAATTCCAACCTCAAGCAGCCGGGATATGCTGGATGACAAAGAAAAGGCTCTTTTGGCTCTTTTCAACCAGATGCCAGAAGCAGAGAAAAACG